ACAGCTGAAGAGCATTGAAGCCCAGCGGATGAACCTTTCTGGCGGTGGCTTTCCTTCCGCTCTTGAACGCTTGCGGGCTGGCATGACGGTACGCCGCCACGCTGCCGCTTGGTTCCTCCAAATAGTTGATGGCAAGATATGCCTTTACCTCATCGATGGCGCTGGTAACCGGCACTACAGCCGGGTGGCATCATTCGGTAGTGCTGATGTACTGGCTTTCGACTGGGAGATATACAACGGATGACAAAGCTAATCTGGATCACACCGGAAGCGGAGCAGGTCATCGGATACTGCGCAAGGGTCAGCAACCCTGCCAATCAAGATAACCCAGACGTATCCCGGTTGCTCTCTTACTGCATCAAACACGGGCACTGGTCTATATTTGAAATGGCTAGTATGTGCGTGGAAATCAAAACCACCCGTGCTATCGCACCGCAGATTCTTAGGCATCGTAGTTTCTCTTTCCAAGAGTTCAGCCAAAGGTACGCAGAGGTTCATGATTACCCCATTCTGGGGCAGATGAGGCTTGCTGGTACAACTAACCGGCAAAGCTCACAACCGTTGCCCGAGCGGGGAGAGTTAGATGCAGAGATGCAGGGTGTCATCTTAGACGCTGAGCTATCCGTATCCCGTGGCTACTGGACATATAACAAACTAATCAAGGCCGGTATCGCTGCGGAGACTGCAAGGATGGTACTACCGCTTTGCTGCCCAACCACCTTGTACATGAGCGGCACGATACGTTCTTGGATTCATTACGTGCAGCTCAGAACGCAGGAAGAAACGCAACTAGAGCATAGGGAGATAGCAGACAGCATCAAGGCACTGATGGCTGAACACCTGCCGATCACAATGGGAGTAATAAAATGAGATTCGGAGATGTAGTACAAGCCTTGATGGCTGGTGGCGGTAACGCCGTATGGCGCGGTGAGTGGGGAGGGCAGGTATTCCTGCGCTACTCGGAACTCTGGAATGCTTTTGAAGTCCACACCACCGGGGAAGCCGTACGGCAGATGGACGAGTTGACATTGTCCCCTGGTGATTTGTTTGCTAACGACTGGGCAGTAGTTGTACTTGATCCGCGAACCGGGGAGGTTGCCAGATGATACCTTTTGCCATTGGTGCTTTGGTCGGGGCTGGATGCGTGGCGATAGGGTCAGAACTCTATACCCGGTGGCTGTATGCTGATGTCAAGAAACGGGCTAAAAAGCAAGGCATCAGTAAAGAAAAGATGCGGGCGGCTATGCTGTGGGCTACCAGCGCGGAGCTAAGGAAGAATCTTGATAGTGACTAAAGAAAAGGAGTACGAAGATGGCAGCACAACCCGGAGCAGGTAGACCAACTAAGTACACACCGGCAACGGTAGAGAAGCTCACAGACGCTCTGCGGGGTGGTAACACCCGCAGGGCTTCCTGTGCTGCCGCTGGTATAAGTCAGGAAACATTGGCTAGATGGTTAGCGGAAAATGTTGATTTTAGGGATGCTATAGAAAAGGCTGAGGGTGAAGCGGAGCTACGCAACCTTCAGGTTATCCAAGATGCAACGCGCACGACTTGGCAAGCGGCTGCATGGTGGCTTGAACGTAAGCACAAGGCCGACTGGTCAAGCCGGGTAGAGCAGACCGGCGCAGACGGTAGCCCGGTCAAGGTAATCGTGGAGTACGCGGATAAACCATAATGCCAGACATACGATTGATTCTCCCTCGACCTCATGAAGCACAGCAGGTGATAATGGCACAGGCAAGGCGCTATAACGTCCTTGCCTGTGGCTGAGTAGGTCGAAGATTCGGTAAGACTACGCTGGGCGGTAATCTTTTATCTGACCCTGTCCTAAAAGATGCTCTTCCCTGTGCTTGGTTTGCCCCTACGTACAGACTCCTTGAAGAGGCATACGCCGATCATAAGCGTATCTATGCTCCGGTTATCCGCAGGGCTGTGCAAAGCCCAGCCCCGCGCATCGAGCTTATAACCGGGGCGGCTATTGACTATTGGACTTTAGATGACCCTAGCACGGTTGCCCGTGGTCGTAAGTACAAGCGGGTTATCATCGATGAAGCCGCAATGGCACGGCATCTAGAGCAAGCCTGGACGGAAGCCATACGCCCAACGCTAACAGACTTCAAGGGGGACGCTTTCTTTCTGTCTACGCCTAAAGGCTCCAACTATTTTAGGACGCTCTACAATCAGGCCGCTACGGATGCCGACTGGATGAGCTGGCAGATGCCAACCACGGCTAACCCCTGGATTGATGCGGAGGAGGTAGGTAAGGCTGGTGAGTCCTTGCCATCGATTGCTTTCCGTCAGGAGTATTTGGCGGAGTTCGTCGATGCGGCGGGAGCGAGAATCAAGCGGGAGTGGTTGCGCTACGGCGATTGCCCAGATGGCTTGCCTACCTATATCGGGGTTGACCTTGCAATCTCTACTAAGTCTGAAGCAGACTACACCGGGGTTGCTGTTGTCTCCCGTGGTGATGATGGGACGATCTACGTTAGAGACATCAACCGCACCCGCGCGGACTTTGCTTCCGTGCTACGCTTCATTGAGGCTATGGCGGCTAAGTGGAATCCTAGTATGATCGGCATCGAGCAGGTGCAGTATCAGGCGGCTGTTGTGCAGGAGCTGCTACGGCGTACGAAACTTCCTATCCGGGGGATACGCCCAGACCGTGACAAAGTGACCCGCTTTGCCCCTCTAGAGGCCCGATACGAGCAATCACAGGTTATGCACTGCCAAGGGCTACCAGCATACTTTGAAGATGAGTTGCTATCCTTCCCGGTTGGGCGGCATGATGACGTGGTAGATGCTCTGGCCTATGCTTGGCAGGTGTGCGGATCTAAGCGAAGTTGGGGAGCCGTCTAAAATATATACCTCTATACCCTTGCAGTGTATATACCTACAGTGTATATTGTTGACATCAAGCAGGGAGATAGAAAAATGGAACTTATTACACGGTTGGTTGAGGCAGGCGGCAAGGAGTGGACGGGCGGAACGAATCACCGGGTTTACTTCAAGCCACAACACATTCTTGGTCTTGAAGTTGAATGCTACAAAACCGGCTCACTCCGTAACGTGACATTGAACGGCGAGCGCATCAGCAACAGCAAGGCTGGACGCATCATCAACGCAAAGTTATATGTCAATGTAACAACCGGTGAAGTTGTTACCGACCTTGAACCAGAGTTTGCTAAGATGGCCCGCATCGCTATATCGACAATCTAAACCAGAGAAGACACACAGGCCCCCGCAAGGGGGCTTTTTCTTTTTGTGGGATACTGAAGCCATGGGTATCTTTGACCGCTTCCTTGGGCGTAAAGCCGCAGCCAACCCGACACAGGCACTACCGCTGCCACTCAGCCAGTCTAGGGACATCTACCTAACCGGTTACGGCTCTGGTCAGCTGCAAACCTTGCTGCGCCGGGCGCTCCCTGGAAGCACCAAGGACTGGGCGAGGGTAGCCGGTGACTTAGGCTTGAATGGCGTTGTGGCATCAGCGATTGACTGGTACGTCAGGAACTACCCACAAGCAACACCACGCTACTACCGACCGGTAGACAGCCAGCAGGCAGAACCGGTAGAAGACCACCCGGTGCTACAGCTCATGGCGCAACCGGATCCGATGATTATGGGTAGCCTTTTCTGGGGCTGGTGCATTCAGGATTACAAACTATTCGGCAACACCTACCTACGCAAGATTCGCTCTTCCACCCGTGGCACCGTGACCGCTTTGCAGTTCCTGCCGCAGGACATGGTTCGCCCGGTTGGTAATGGTGTCAACCCACTAACCCACTACGTCTACACCACGGATGGGCGCTCTTTCGACATCCCGGTTTCCGACATTATCCACATCCGGTACGGTAGAGACCCTAGCGACATCCGGCTAGGTAGAGCGCCGCTTACCGCTGTCCTGCGGGAGATAGCAACCGATAACACAGCAAGCACTACCGCTTATGGACTCTTGGCTAACGGCGCTATGCCTAGCCTCATTGTCGGCCCTGATGCCAAAGAGACAACCGTTGATATGTCGATGGATGATGCCCGGCAGGTGAAGCGCCAACTGCATGAAGACCTTACCGGGGACGGTTCCGGCGGCATCGTGGTTATGACCGGTGCCTACAAGATGGACAGGGTTAGCCTTACGCCTTCCGAGCTTGCTCTTGACTCGGTACGGCGTGTACCGGAGGAGCGTATCTGTTCAGCGCTTGGCATCAACCCGATGGTCTTAGGGCTCGGAAGCGGGTTAGAGCGGTCCACCTACAGTAATTACGAACGCGCCCAACAAGCGGCATGGGAAGATGGCATGGTGCCTTTGCTCCGTACTTTGGCGGATGCTATCACCGCTGACCTGCTACCGGAATACCCTGAGACACAGCAGGGTGATTACGTTATGTACGACCTTGAAACCGTACGGGCGCTTGCCGACGATATGCAAGCGGAAGCCACACGGGCAGAGCGCTTGTACAAGTCTGGCATTATTGATCGGGCTGAAGCCAAGCGCATAGCCGGGCTTGAAGCCGTACCGGAAGATGAAGGAGTACTGCATCCATCAGCCATTAGCGTACAGGCTGGCACGAGTGCATCGTTAGCAGAGACAACCAACGCGGCAGGTATCTTGATTCGTTCTGGTTACGATCCGGGTAGTGTTACTAACTTCCTCAACCTCCCAGTACAGCACACAGGAGCCGCACCGGTTACCCTGCGAGATGAAGCCAAATCATACGAGATGAAGTTTGTACCGAACGCGGGCATGGTCGAAGCCGCGCAACGGGCGCTCGATTGGAAGGCTGAAGGGTTCGACGGCGGGACGCGCGTAGGCCTTGCAAGGGCAAACCAAATCGTCAACGGTGAGAAGTTATCCGAAGACACGATACTGCGGATGTATTCTTTCTTTTCTCGGCATGAAGTAGACAAGAAGGCTGAAGGCTTCAACGCTGGTGAGGAAGGGTTCCCATCCCCCGGCAGAGTAGCCTGGGACTTGTGGGGCGGTGATGCCGGGTACCGCTGGGCAACATCTAAGCGGGACGCAATGCAATCAGACGGCAAGAGCCTTGACGGTGACCACGTATGCACTCCGGGGGTAG